TTTTTCTCCTTTTTAAATTTAATAAAATTATATTTTATTTGTATTTTTACTCCAGACACAACTTTTATTTTACTCCCTTTTAAAGGAGGATAAAATGGAAAAAGAAATTGAAAATTTATCAAAAGAAAATGCAAAATTACTGAAAGAATTAGAAAATGTAAAATTAGAATTAGAAGTAAGTAAAAAAGAATTAGAAAACTTTAAACAATTAGCTCAAATAGGTAAAACATACAAAGAACACTTAGAAAAAGAAGCAATAAGACTTGTCAAATTAGTAGAAGGTGATACAAGTCCTTTATTAGCATTATTAGAAAAAGCTGACATTAATACTCTAAAAGATATTGTAGAACAATACAATATTAAAGCAAAAAAAGAATATATGCCCTCTTCTAAAAAAATAGATGATAATGAACCTTTAACATCAGAAAAATTATTAAAAATGAACCTCAAAGAATTAATGGAATTAAAAAAACAGTTGCATTTTAAAAATTAATAAAGTATTATACAAAATAACACGCTCACCACACTTTCCTTAAGAACAGTGCAACTATGGTGAGCTTTTTACATTAGTAAAGTTTTAATTTTTTTCATAAATTTATAGAAATAATATAACAATAAATTCTCCTTTTAAAATATTGCTTGAATAAATATTGAATATTTTGCTACTTTGAATATAGAGTAATGTAAAGGAGAAATAAATGCCAACAATAACAAGTGTAACAAATCCCGAGTTATTTCCATTGTATTACGAGAAGAAATTAATAGAATATATAAAAGAGACATTAGTTACAATAAAATATGGACAGAAATATAATTTTCAGTCTCAAAGTGGAAGGACAGCAAGATTTACTCGTTTTGTTCCATTAACAGTATCAACAACTCCAATAACAGACTTACCTACACCAGCAAGTGGAGCTTCAATAAGTTCGCAATATGTAGAAGCTACTATAAATGAGTATGGTAACTATATAGATTTAGATGAGTTTTCAGACATAACAGCATTTACACCACTTTTAGATGTATCAACAGATTTACTTTCATATAATGCACAACAGACATTAGACAAAGTAGGAATGAATGAAATAACTAATGGAACAAATGTAATATATTCTGGTGGAGTAACATCAAGAGGAGCTTTAGATGGAACAAAATTAATAACACAAACAGATATTAGAAAAGCAGTAAATTTATTACAAAGACAGAATATACAACCATATGAAGATGGTTATTATGTATGTTTTATACATCCTGATAAATTATTGAATTTATTCACAGATGCAAACTTAATAACATTAGCTACTGCTAAATTAGATATGTTTGAGAAAGGAGTAGTAGCTCAAGCATTTGGAGTTAAATTTGTGGTAACAACAACTATGCCAATAGTTACAAATGGTGGAAGTCCGCCAAAAGATGTATATTTGACAATGGTATTAGGGAAAAATTCATATGGAGTTGTAGATTTAGATGGTAATTCTGTTCAAATGACATTTACAAATTTAGATAAATTAGGAAGAATAAAAACAGTTGGTTGGAAAGCATACTTTACAACAAAAAGACTTTATGAGCCTGCACTTGTAAGAATAGAATCAAATTAAGGAGATACTATGAAAGTCTTTGTAGAAAAAGAAACTACTGTATGTATAAATGGCAAAGAAATATTAATCCAAAGTGGAACATTAGAATTAGACGAAAATATTTCTCAAATATTAATAAATGCTGGATATGCCAAAGAAATAGAAGAAAAAAAGAGTAAAAAATGATAACAGTAAATGATGTAAAAGAATTTATTGATACAGCTTCAAGTGATTTTAATGATAGTCAAATACAAAATTGTATTGATATAGCTTTATTAAGATTTGAACAAATAAAACAAAATCCACCACAAAATAATATTATAGATAAGAAAATACTTGTATTATTAGCTGTTTCAGAACTTGCAAATTCTGTAAATTTGTATTGGAAAGGACAAGAAAAAACAAATATCATAAAAACAAAAGATGTAATTGCTGAAGTAGAAAGACTTTTGAAAGTTCCTAATAATATTCCTATTGGATTTATTAATATTGAGGTTTAAATGGATATAACTCATTTAACTAATCATATAGATAATAGTATAAAAGAAGCTGTGTCAAAAACAGCATTTTACATTGAAAGTCAGCTTTCAAGAGTTTTTCAGACAGAAGGTAGAAGTTTAGATATTAATTGGGCTGATTACAAAAATCCTGATTATTTTCATCAAAAAGTATCAAAAGGATTTTCAGAGAAAAAACTACATAAGACTACATCATTAGCACAATCATTTTCACATACTTTAGATGGATACAAAGCAAAAATTGGAACTCCTGTAAAATATGCACAATTTCATGAATTTGGAACTTCTAAATTTGTGTCAAGACCATTTTTTAAACCAGTTTTAGAACATGTTATTAATGAAAATATTTTCTCTAGATTTTTAAAGGAGGCTTTAGAAAATGGATAGAAGAAGATTTAATGATTTAGGTATAGAGTATATTGCGAGTTAGGTTATGTTACAACAATTAGAAGATAGTATATTACAAATATTACAAGATAATAATATTGATACTTTAGCTTGGTCAGGTAAAGCTGAAGAACTGTTTTTAATACCAAAGAAATTACCAGCTGTAAGGTATATATTAGAAAATGTAGATTTCAAAGAACAATTAAGTTTAAATCATTATACTGTAAATGCAAGATTTTCTTTACTTGTATTTTTTAGAAGTTTAAAAGAAAAAGGACAAGGTGCATATTCATTAGTAGAGAATATTATTAATAGTTTATGCACTACATTACCTTTTGGTTTTAGTCTATCTTTGATAAGTATTGATTTACTATACCATCAAAGTTCTGAATTTTGTTATCAGATAAAATTTAATGCTAATGGTAAATACATTATTTCTATACCAGAAGAAGAATTAGTAAGAAGGATTACAACTTATCAAGGTGATGAGGTTATTTCTGATGTTTTTTCAATAGGGGGATAAATGAAAAAATTTATTGTTAAAATGACTTTTCCTACAGCTTTAGAATTTGATAATAATACATATTATCTTTTTCCAAATAGAGAGATTGAATTACCTGATAATGAGATTATACAGACATATATACAATTAGGTTACATTCAAGAAGTTGAAGAAAAAAAGAAAAAAATAGAAGTTAAAAATTAAGGAGGATATTATGCCAAATTATTTACACGGTATTGAGACTATTGAAGTTTTAAGCGGACCTGTTCCAGTTAGAGAAGTAAAAAGTGCTGTAATCTTTTTGGTAGGTACTGCACCTGTGCAAAATACAATACCAACAGGAGTTACATCAACAGATTGGTATAACCAAGTAGTAAATCAACCAATATTGATATTAAATAGAGAAGATGCAATAAAATACTTTGGTAATTTAACAGTAGGATATACAATACCTTATGCATTAGATGCAATATTTGATCATGGTGGTGCTACTGTAATAGTAGTAAATGTATTTAACCCAGTAACTCATTTAGTATCAGGTTCACCAAATCCATCAGCTGTAACAGCAACGGACATAATACGAAGCATAAACTCAACAACAGGAGTTAGAACTGGATTTAAATTGGTAGATGAATTGTATTCAAGATTTGGATTTACAGCAAAGTTATTATTATCACCAGTATATTGTGAAACTGCATCAGTTCAAGCTGAAATGATACAAGTAGCAACAAATGTAAAAGCAATGGCATTAATAGATGCTCAAGCTGGCTTAACAGTTCAACAAGTATTAACAGCAAGAGGAACAGGTGGCTCTTTGAACACATCATCAAATAGAGTAATAATTTGTTATCCTAGAGTAAAAGTATATGATACACAAGAAAGATTAGACCCTCTTTCTTCAAGAATAGCTGGATTAATAGCAAAAACAGACCACGAAGAAGGATATTGGTTTTCACCTTCTAATAAAGAAATATTAGGAATTGTAGGTATAGAAAGACATTTAACATCAGCATTAAATAATCCTTTATCACAAACAAATATTTTAAATGAAAATGGTGTATTAACAGTATTTAATAGTTTTGGGACTGGATTTAGAGCTTGGGGAAATAGAAGTGCTTCATTCCCTTCATCAACAGACCCAAAGAACTTTATTTCTGTTAGAAGAACTGCTGATATTATAGCTGAAAGTATAGAATACTCTACAATGCAATATCTTGATAAGCCTATATCAGTTGTAATTGATGCTGTATTATCAACAGTTAATTCATTTATTAGAACTTTAATAGGTAGAGGTGCTTTAATTGATGGAAAATGTACTTTTCCAAAAGATAAAAATCCATCTACAAATTTAGCAAATGGACATTTAACTTTTTCTTATGAAATGATGCCTCCAACTCCTGCTGAAAGAATGACTTTTGAACAAGTTATTAATACTGATTTACTTAATAAATTGGTAGGTGCTTAATGGAAAAAATCAAATCTAAACTTTATGATATTTCAGAAGAAATAAATAATCTATTACTTGAAAGAAAATATATAGTAGAAAATTTGATAAGTTTATCAATAAGTTTAGAAAACAGTTATATCAATGACTTGATTAATATTGAAAAAATATCAGACTTGAATAATAAATTTCATAAAATAGCTTTAAAACTTAACTATTTGACTTCAGAAAGAGAAAGGTTAAAAAAAGCTCTAAATTTAGAAAATATTTTTTGTAAAAGGAGTGTAAATTATGGCAATTGAAATATCAAAAGTCTTTAATGCAAGAGTATATATAGATAATATTGACTTTATAGCTAAAGCTGAAGAAGTAGATTTACCAAAAGTAAAATTTAAATTCTCTGATACCAAATCATTAGGTATTTATGCTGAAAGTGAATTACCTACTGGACTTGATAAAATGGAAGCAAAAATTAAATTTAATTCTGTTTATCCAGATTTTGTAGGTTTAGCGGCTGACCCTTTTAAATCAAGAACAGTTATAATAAAAGCTCCTTATCAAGTATGGACTAATGAAGGTGTATCTAAAACTGCTCCACTAAAAGCTGAAATTAAAGGCTTTTTTAAAGAATATGATACTGGTAAATTAAAAGCTAGAGATAGCTCAGAAGCTGAAGCTACTATCTCTGTTCTTTACTATAAATTAGAAGTTGATAACAAAGATATTATTGAAATTGATGTATTAAATAATATCTATAAAGTAAATGGCATAGATAAATTACAAGATTACAGAACTGTAACTGGAGGATAATATGGATAATGAACAAATACTTTTGTCAAATGACAAAGTCGCAAACTTTAGAAAAGCAAAAGGAAAAGATTTATTCGACGCTCTTAGACTTGCTAATGGAGAACCTTCTGATATTACTAAACTCCTTATTGCAAGAATAGTAACTATTGACCAAAAAAATATCACTGAATTTGATATTGATGATTTACCTTTAGAAGATGTGTTATTATTAATTGAAAAACTTAACTCACTATACCCTTTTTTATCACAGAAAAAGAAGTAATTATTTTGATTAAAGAAGGTAAATTCTCATATTCCGATTTATCTCAAATGGATTATGATGAACTTCTCTTCTGGTTAAAAGCTCTTTCTAATCATTTTGAAACTATTAAGGCTAATTTAGATGAATAACTCTTTTGATTTCCTTATTAATATACGAGTTGTCAATAACTTTTCTAATGAATTATCAAGATTACAAAACAACCTTAATGGATTACAAAATAATGTATCTAATACTACTAATTCTTTAGGTAATTTATCTAATACATTGTCTAATATAGCTAATATTGCCGCTTTCACTACTGCATTTAAAGGAATTACAGACTCATATATGGATTTAGAAGATGCTCAAATAAAACTAAAATCTTCTTTTATGGAATCAGGTGATTCAGCTTTAGAACTTGATAAAAGAATAAAAGCAATTTCAGATAAAGCTATTGAATTAGGTAATAAATTACCTGGTAACACATCTGACTTTTATCAAATGGCTTCAGCTATGAAACAATTAGGATTAGAAACAGAAACTATTGCGAAAGGTGGTCTTGAAGCTGCTGCTAATTTAGCTGTTGTTTTAAATATATCTTATCAAGAAGCGGCTGTCTCTACTGCTAAATTTATTGATCAATTAGGTATTGCAAAAGAAGACGCTGTCCAATTTACTGATGTAATGCAAAGAATAGGACATATGGGTGTTGAAATGAAAGATATGTCTTTAGCTTTTGAAAATGCTACTGGTGCTTTAAAAGCTGTTGGGTGGCAAGGACTTAAAGCATCTAAACAATTAGCTCCTATGGTATCTATGCTATCTAAATTATTGGGTGGTGGTGCTACTGCTGGAACAGGCATAAGTAATCTAATTGGAACTTTGGCTAATTCTAAAGCATTACAAGAAATTAATGAAGAATTATCTCAATTTGGTATATCACTAGATTTAATTGATAGTAAAGGAAAATTTGTTAAAGACCCTGCTTTAATGATAGGACAAATTGATAAAATCTCTACTGCATTAAAAAAAGGTATTATTTCAGAATCTCAATTAGTATCTCTGTCATCTAAATTCTTTGGTCAAGGTGCTGGTGGTGATGCATTTTTACTTTTAGCTAAAAATGGGGTAGAAGGTTATACAAAATTTACTAATCAAATTCTTAAACAAGCATCACTACAAAAAAGAATTGAACTTATTTCTTCATCTTTAAAAAATACATTAGAATCTTTAAGTGGGACATTTAGTAATTTACTTGCTACTATTGGAACAGCTATAGCACCTGTTTTAAATTCTTTTGCTAATAATCTTAATGACATTATTGGTAAAATATCTGACTTTTTATCTACTAATAAAGAAGTTAATTCTGTTATTGCTTGGACTATTACAGGTTTTGCTACTTTAGTTACTTCTTTATCTGCTATATCTTTAGCTATTCCTATTTTCACTTATACCTTTGGACTTATTAAAACAATTTTCTCTCCTGTTTTTACAGTATTTAGAACTATTTTCGCATATATCCCTGTTGTTATTGCTACTATTAAAAGTCTATCTATAGCTTTTATTTCAAATTTTCCTATTATTATAGCCTCTATTAAATCTTTTGCTATTGCATTATTTACTACTCCAATAGGGTGGTTTGCTTTAGCAATAGCTGGAGCTGCTATTTTAATAATTAAATATTGGAAACCTATTTCAGCTTTCTTTAAAGGTGTTTTTGCTGGCATAAAAGAATCTGTATCACCTGTTTTAAAACCTTTATTAGATTCATTTTTGAATTTTACAAGCTCTATTTGGAACTCTATTAAAACTTTATTTCCTATGATTGTTCCTATTGTTAATACTGTTACATCTTCTATTATGTCTTTCTTTAAACCTCTTGATTATACTGGTAAAGCTGCTCAAAATTGGGGTAAAATTGTAGGACAAGCAATAGGTAAAGCTCTTAATTTCATTATCAATATGGCTACTTCTTTCTTTAATGCTGGTGCTAATATTATTAATTCTTTAACACAAGGTATTAAATCAGCTATTAATAAACCTTTTGAAACAATGAAAAGTGTTGTATCTAAAGTTAGAAATTTATTACCTTTTTCACCAGCTAAAGAAGGTCCATTAAGAGACATTCATAAAATTAGACTTATTGAAACCATAACAGAAAGTATAACAGCTAATCCCTTAATTAATAAATTCCAATCAATTTTAGGTAAAGTAAGTAATCTAAATTTATCTAAATCAATAGGTAATTCTACACAATCCATAGAACCATCTAAATTTACTTTAGCACCATTGATACAGACAATAAAACAAGTAATTATGCCAGCAAAAACTTCTATTAGTCCTTTAGTTCAAGTTATTAAGCAAATAATAGAACCTATTAAGATGAGTTTATTACCACTAACACAAGTAATAAAGCAAGTAATTGTGCCAGCAAAAACTTCTATTAGTCCTTTAGTTCAAGTTATTAAGCAAGTAATAGAACCAATTAAACTTACTTTAACACCATTGATACAGACCATAAAACAAGTTGTTATACCACCTGAAAATAATATATATTCATTAGTTCAACCTATAAAACAAATTGTTGAAATACCTAGTTTTAACAACTTAAATTTAAAACAACAAACTCTTCAAATAAAAAACAATAATCTTAATGATAATAAACCTAATCAAAATATTATTACTGTTAATTTAGGTGGCATTACTATTAATGGTAATGTAGATAAAACTCAAATAAACCAAATGACTTCAGATATTGAAAAACAAATTACTTCTGTATTATCTAAAATACAAAATAAATCTTTGAGAACTGCTTTTTAAAAATATTGCTTGAATAAGATATTTATCATTAATACACTAGTTATATATGCTTAAAGATTTACTTTATTTAAAATGTGAAACTTTAGAAAATTTACTTGATAGTTTAGAGCAACCTTTACAGGATTTAATCAATAAAATATCAAGTAATATTATCTATTCTAATATTGAAAATGTAAATGAAAATCTACTTGATATTTTAGCTATTCAATTTAGTATTGATGGTTATGACTTAGCTATTACTATTGAAGAAAAAAGAAATATTATCAAAAAAGCTATTTTACTACATAAACATAAAGGAACTCCTTTCTCTATAAAAGAAAGTATAAAAGCTCTAGGTTATTATGATTGTAATATTATTCAAGATAAACAACCAATATTATATGATGGACAATATAACTATGACAATAATTTCACTTATTCAGAAACTACAAGATGGGCTTTATTTGATGTGATTATTGACATAGGTGAAAGTAAAGAACTTACACATTCAACTATAAATAAACTTATTGATTTGATTAATCAATACAAAAATGAAAGAAGCCATTTAAATTTACTATCTTTTAAATCTACTTTATTTGACAACTTTGATAATTTTATTGATGTTCTTTATTCAATAATAACTATTGTTTATGATGATTTATTACCTTGGGGTATTAGATACAATGGAACAATAAACTATAATCAAGGAAGAGAAAAATTATTTGATGGTAGTTTTTACTACAATTCTCAATATGATTTCTCTCAATTTATATCTGATGGTTTTACATACAACAATAAACAAGATGAATATTTTATCAATAGTAATTTAGAATATTCTGACATTTGTCAAATACTACCAAGATATGATGGTAATTTTTATTATCAAAATTTCTTCTATGGTAATAATAATTTCTCTGCTATTGATACTTATATGGACCTAACTATAAATAAATCATTTAAATACAATGGAACATATAATTACTTCGGTTTAAAAGAAAATGAAACAGTATTTTATAACTCATCTATTTTATATGATGGAGAATACAATTACAAAGAACCAATAACACATATTGGTTATATACAAACTATGGAGTATGTATAATGAATTTAAAAGATATTATTACATTACAAGGTATTTTTGAACTAAAAGTTTTTAAAAAAGGACATTTAATTGAAGATTATATAGATAAAAATCTTATTGTAAATACAGCAAAAGAAGCTCTTGCTAAATTAATAGCTGGTGCAGGTGCTGGTAAAACTATTACTAAAATAGGGTTTGGAACAAATGGATTAGGTCCTACTCCAGACGATACATCTTTGACTTCTTCTTTTGTTAAAAATATATCTTCATATACTTTTCCTTCTGTTAATCAAGTCAGATTTAATTGGACTTTATTAGATACTGAAGCTAATGGAAAACAAATACGAGAATTTGGACTTATTTGCTCTGATAATACTCTCTTTGCAAGAAAAACAAGAGGGCTTATTGAGAAAGCTGATGATATTTCTCTTGCTGGCACTTGGACTATTATTTTTTAGGAGGTAACTATGGCTAATTTAACTGAAACTACTACTTGGGAAAATGGTATTTATCAAATTGAAACTACTGACCCTGTTTTAGGTGGTCCTACTGGTATCGCTAATATTCAAGCTAAACAATTAGCTAATAGAACTAAATGGCTTAAACAAATTGCTGATGAAGTTGTTAATGCAAGAGGAACATATAATAACCTTGATGAAAGATTAGATCAATATGATGCTTATACTCCTGAAAATCAAAATAATATTATTTCTTTCTCTATGTATGCTTTGGAAATACTTAATACCTTAGCTGCTGAAATTGATAATATTGAAAAGAGACTTATCATTCAAGGAGCAACTTTTATTAAAAACAAATATGTTGTATCTGGTTTTACTCTTACTAAAGCTGATATTAGAGCTTTACATCTATCAAGAACTGGTACTATTACATCGGGTAATTTCTCTACTGCTAGAATTAATGGTGAAATTATATCTTTAGATGATGACGATTATCATGTCTCTGTCCCTACTAATGAAACTTCTTCTGATAAAATTTATTATGCTTATCTTAAAAAACAAAATGACAACTCTTATAGAGTTGATTTAGCTCAATCTGTTCCTAATGATGCTTTATTACTTTATACTCTTAATATACCTGCTAATGATACTGCTTCAAATTTAAATTCTGTTACTCTTACTGATAATAGAATTATTCAAGCTGATAATTCTTGGATTACTAATTTCACTCCTTCTTCTTATGTAGCTTTACCTTTTACTTTACTAAACAATAACTATACTGTTTTATTAGAAATTGAAAATGCTACTAATATCTCTGCTATTAGTAGATTAGCTGTAAAAAACAAAGCTACTAATGGTTTTAATGTTGAAATGCTTGGCTCTGCTGATAATGTT